TATTACGCACAAGTTAAAACAACTTTGCAAATGTATGACCAGATTTTTCCTGGAATGCGTTCGATTAGGTTTAACAGAAAAACAGATAAACTTTACATCGATGTAAATTGGAGCGAAACTTTCCAAGTCGGTGATTACATTATTGTTGAATGCTATCGCATTTTAGATCCAACAGAATATACTAAAGTCTATAACGACATGTTCTTAAAGATGTATACCACTGCATTGATCAAACGTCAATGGGGTGAGAACATGAAGAAGTTTGGAGGAATCCAACTTCCAGGTGGTGTTACTCTTAATGGTCAACAAGTTTATGATGAAGCAGTCGATGAGATTAAACAAATCGAATCTGAAATGCAATTGAAGTCGGAACTCCCTGTCGATTTTTATACAGGATAAGAGATGCCAACGAATTTTTACTTTCAATCTGGCAATACCTCGGGAACAACAAACGAACAGCGTTTGGTGGAGGATCTTGTCATTGAAAGTCTTAAGATTTATGGACACGACGTTTACTATCTTCCAAGAACTATTGCTAACCAAGATCCAATTTTCGGCGAAGATCCTCTATCATACTTCAGTCAATTCTATCCTCTGGAAATGTATCTAGAGAACGTAGAAGGTTTTGAGGGCGAAGGCGATCTGTTCACTAAGTTCGGGTTTGAGTTTAGAGCATCAGCAACCTTCGTAGTTTCTAAGAGACGCTGGGAAGAATCTGTAGCGAATAACGCTGACGATCTGCAACTGGAAACAAGACCATCAGAAGGCGATATTCTTTATTTTCCAAAGACCAAGACGTTCTTTGAAATTAAGTATGTTGACTTTCTTAATCCGTTCTATCAACTCGGTAAGATTAACATATTCAAACTGAAGTGTGAAGTCTTTGAATATAGTTCTGAGAGATTTATTACTGGGAATGCAGAAATCGATGTTATCGATGATAAGTCAGAAGATCAGTATGCATACCAGTTCTTGCTAGAAGGTAGTGGAAATCTATTGTTAGACTCTGGTGATTCTCTGATCTTGGCAGGATATTCTATATCCGAAATTGATCCACTGGCAAACAATGAAGACTTTGATGATATTGCATACGCAGATGGAATTATAGACTTTACGTCTATCAATCCATTCGGTGAAGTGTTGGTGAGGAACTAATGTTCGCAGGTAAATTTTTCTATCACTCGCATATTCGTAAAGCGATTATTGCCTTTGGTACCATCTTCAACAACATTGTTGTCCAGCGCAAAAACTCTGAAGGAGAATATGTGCAGAGTCTGCGTGTTCCGCTGGCATATTCAACTAAGCAGAAATTTCTTGCTCGTATTGCCTCGATTCCTACAACCGATCCAGCAAGCACAGCAATTACACTACCAAGAATTGGGTTTGAAATCACTGGACTCAATTACAATCCAACTCGTAAGATTAACGTGCTGACAAAAAACATTGCAGTAGGTTCAGGCGACGATACAAATAAGTTGCGCAGTCAGTTTACAAGCACTCCATATGACATGTCGATTTCTCTTTACGTTTTCGCAAAGAACCAAGATGATGGATTGCAAATTATTGAACAGATTCTACCATTCTTCAATCCAGATTTTTGTGTTACAATTAATGATGTTCCCGAGATGGGTATTAAGCGCGACTTGCAAATAACGATGGAGGGAATCGATTATGAAGATCAATACGAAGGCGATTATACTCAGAGACAGTCAGTTATCTGGACTTTGAATTTCAAACTTGGATTGAATTTCTATGGACCAGTCGAACTACAAGGTATCATTAGAACTGCAATTGCAAATACCTACGCAAATGATACGGTTGATATCAACAATGGACAAAGATATACAGTGACAACAACACCTTCCGACGTAACACCAGAAATTGGTGCGTGGGACTATGTGGAGACATTTGATGAGTTCTTCGAATAACTATGAAAAACTAGATGAGATTTTTGGGACTCAGTCTGCGCCAATATCTACCGCAGTAGTCATCCCACCTGCTCAACCAATTCAAGTTCCCGTTGCGTACATACCCACGGGTGACGATATCGAAGACGATTATCAAATTGCTCGTCGGAAACTTAATACTCTTATCGACAAAAGTCAACAAGCACTCGATGGAATGCTAGGTGTTGCTCTTGCCAGCGACAGTCCTCGTGCCTATGAAGTTGTTGGGCAGTTGATTAAAACCACAGGCGACACTGCCAAAGATCTATTAGATCTTCAGGCAAGGAAAAAGAAATTGCGCGAAGAGCAACCGTCAAAGGGTAATATCGAGACCCAGAATAATATTGTCTTTGCTGGATCCACATCAGATCTTTTGAAAGCATTAAAGGCAGAGAAGGCAAAAATAATTGACCATGAATGAAGAAGAATCCTCATACCACGGTAATATTAATTTAAAACCGATCGGGCACAAACATAGTTTTACAATGGAGCAATTGGCCGAACTCGAGTTGTGCCAAGAGGATCCTATTTACTTTATTGAGAACTATTGTCAAATCGTTACTCTCGATCACGGTCTTCAGTTATTCAAACTCTATGATTGCCAGAAGCGCAAAGTCGCTCATATTCTGGACAATCGTAAAGCGATTCTTATGGAGGGTCGTCAGCAAGGTAAGACTATTACTTCCGCTGCGTGTATCCTCTGGTATACACTTTTCCAAGAATCCAAAACTGTTGCTATAATGGCAAACAAAACCTCTGCTGCCAGAGAAGTTATGTCTCGTTATCAAGGCATGTATGAAAACTTGCCGCTCTGGATGCAACAAGGTGTAAAGACTTGGAACAAGGGTGACATTGAATTAGAAAACGGATCGAAAGTATTTACCTCCGCGACAACTACCAGTGGTATTCGTGGTAAGTCTGTTAACTGGTTGTATATCGACGAAGCGGCAATTATTCCAAACACAGTTGCTGAGCAGTTCTTCGCTTCAGTTTATCCTACAATTTCTGCTGGTCAAACGACTAAGATCCTTCTGACCTCAACACCTCTGGGATATAACCACTTCTGGAAATTCTGGAACGAAGCAGAAAAAGGTGCAAATGGTTTTGTGCCTATGTTCATTCCATACACTGAAATTCCAGGACGCGATGACGCATGGGCAGAAGAACAACTAAGACTACTTGGTGAATTGAAATTCAATCAAGAAGTTATGTGTAACTTCCTCGGTTCGAGCAATACACTTATTAACTCCAAAACTCTCGCTAATATGAGTTCTATTGATCCAGTCTATACCAAGGATGGACTGGATATCTTCGAAGAACCTATGCCAGACCGAGCATATGCAATGACGGTTGATACTGCTAGAGGTATTGGGGGAGACTACTCCACTGCAGTGGTAATCGACGTTACTACTGTTCCGTATAAAATGGTAGCGAAGTATCGTGATAATAAGATTGCTCCGCTGCTGTTTCCTAATATTATAAATAAAGTAGCGAGAGATTATAATTCCGCACACGTATTGATTGAAGTTAATGATATTGGGCAGCAAGTCGCTGATATTTTACACAGCGACTTAGAATATGATAATATTCTTACCACTGCTCGAGATGCGAACAAACAATACTTGTCTCCTGGATTTGGCAGAACGACAACCTTTGGTGTCAAAATGTCAAAGCAGGTCAAACGACAGGGTTGTTTTACGTTTAAGTCGTTATTAGAAGAAATGAAACTACAAATTTTTGATGCTGATACCATCAGTGAATTGTCAACGTTTATTGAAAAAGCAGGATCGTATCAAGCAGACGAAGGTTATCATGACGACTTAGCAATGTGTCTAGTACTGTTCGGATGGTTAACCACAAATACTTATTTTAAAGACTTGACTGATATAGATATTCGTGAAAAATTATATGACACCCAAATGAGACAAATTGAAGAAGAACTTACTCCCTTTGGTATTATTGTTAGTGGACGAGAAGAAGAAGCGTTTATTGCTGGGGGTGATTATTGGAAAGTCGATACGACGTATCGATAACACAAAATACACGAGTTATAAATAAGAAACAAGATGAAACTGATCATTTTAACACAAGGAGAATAAAAACATGGCTTTTCAGTTATCGCCTGGAGTCCTAGTTACAGAACAAGACCTTACTAATGTTGTCCCAGCAGTTTCGACTTCTGTTGGCGCATTTGTAGGTAATTTCAATTGGGGACCAGCGGAAGAAATCGTTACTGTTGCATCCGAGAACGAACTTGTACTCAAGTTTGGTGGACCAACCTCAACCAATGTAGTAGACTTCTATTCTGCTGCAAACTACCTCGCATATACCAACAACCTCAAACTCGTTCGCGCATGTGGAACAGCAGCAAGAAACGCTACTGGCGCTGCGGGTCATGCACTTTATATTCCAAACGAAGACGTCTATGAAAACAGTTTCAGTGATGGTTCTCAAACTGCACATTATGCTGCAAAATATCCTGGGTCAAAAGGCAACGGTCTCATTGTTTCACTCTGTGACTCAACAGGATTTGATACATGGGATTATGCTTCGGGATTTGCTGGAGCCCCAGCAACTTCTACTTATGCTGCTGCTCTGGGCGCATCATTAGATGAAGTTCACGTAATTGTAGTCGACGGTCTTGGAAAGTTTACTGGAACTGCAGGAACAGTTCTTGAGAAGTTCGCAAACTTATCAGTTGCTTCTGATGCAAAAGGTAGTGATGGCGGATCAATCTATTATAAAAATGTAATCAATGCCCAGTCAAGGTATGCTTGGTGGTTAAAACATCCAGACAATGCTGGTGCAGCAAAAGGTTGGGGATCTGCTGCCAGTGCTGGCGCTTATCACTTTATTACTGCTACAGGTGAGCATACGTCCACCTTCGTGGGTGGTGTTGATGCTACTCCTGCAACTGGCAATCTTACTGCTGGATATGCACTGTTTGTTGATAAAGAACAAGTAGATATCTCTCTGGTAATTACTGGTGGTCATGTTGCTGCTGTTCAACAGTATGCGATTGATACACTTTCACTTGGTCGCCAAGATTGCGTTACGTTTGTTTCCCCTGCTCTTGCTGATGTTAAGAACAATGCAGGCGACGAGATCACAGATGTCGTTGATTACTTTAAAACAGATCTAAATCGTTTTAGTTCATATGTTGTTGCCGACTCGGGTTGGAAGCGTCAATACGATCGTTACAATGACGTATATGTCAACGTTCCTTTGAACCCTGACATCGCTGGTCTTTGTGCTCGTACTGACAATACCAATGATCCTTGGTTCTCACCTGCTGGTCTAACTCGTGGTGCGATTAAGAACGTTGTTAAACTTCTTTGGACTCCAAACCAAGCAGAGCGTGACGAACTTTATAAGAATGGTATCAACCCTGTTGCTAATCTTCCAGGAAATGGTATTGTTCTCTATGGTGACAAGACACTTATTGCGAAACCATCAGCGTTTGATCGTATCAATGTTCGTCGTCTGTTTATCGTTCTTGAAAAAGCAATTTCGACTGCTGCTAAATTCCAGTTGTTCGAATTCAATGACGTGTTCACTCGCGCTCAGTTCAAGTCGATTGTAGAACCATTCCTCCGCGATGTTCGCGGTCGTCGTGGTATCTTTGACTTCCGTGTGGTTTGCGACGAAACGAATAACACTGGCGAAGTAGTTGACCGTAACGAATTCGTTGCTGACATCTTTATCAAACCAGCAAAATCGATTAACTTCGTCAAATTGAATTTCATCGCTACGAGAACTTCGATTTCGTTTGAAGAAGTCGGCGCATAACCCTATAAATAAGAAAAAGATTAGGAGAATCTAATATGGATATTTCAAGATTTAAGGGGTTTCTGGGTGCTGGCGGTGCAAGACCAAATCAATTCCAAGTAACACTTGGTTTCCCATCACTAATTGGTGGTGTTGGAGAAAAGACTATTTTGGTTACTGGTGCTTCACTTCCCGCATCTAACGTAAACCCAACTCTACTTCAGTATCGTGGTCGCGAAGTTAAACTCGCTGGTGAGCGTATCTTCGACCCATTTACAATTACCATTGTAAACGATACAGAATTTTCACTTCGTCGTCCAATCGAAAGATGGATGAATTTGATGAATAATTTAGAATTTAACACAGGTAATACTACACCACGCGATTACCAAGCACAAATTACAGTTGCGCATCTTGATCGCAATGATAAAACTCTTCAAACATACATACTGGTGGATGCATTCCCGATCAATATGTCAGAAATTGCTCTGCAATATGGTCAGAACGATGTTGTCGAAGAGTTCACAGTAACATTCCAGTATCAGTACTACACCACCTTTGCTGGTGAACGTCCTGGTGAAACTGTTGCGTC